GGAAAGGCTCCCAGCCGGCGCATGTGCAACATCTCGTTGTGCATTCCATCTAGGAAGGTCATACTGCCGATGGTCTACAAGAAGTTTGATGCGCTTGTCCCGATTGCATCGGGCAGGTACAAAACTTCAGCCAACGGCGACTGGATCGCGTACACCAGAACTGATCGTAGATTCTACGAGCAGTGGACCGAATCTCATTCGAAGTTGAATGGGAGATGGTCTGGTGGTGGACCTTGGACCCTTAACAGGGACGAGATCCGCAGCAACTCGAAACCATGGAGCGATTCGTGGTTTCAAGGTAGCTTTACGCTTGGTGGTCCACGATTTACCGTGGCGCGTTCGACGAATTATGTTCAACCGTCGGACGCGGACTTAATTCGAGACGGTACTACTTGTATCGCTCGAGTTGAGCCCACCAACCCTGCTTTCGATATGTCAGTGTTCATTGCTGAACTTCGAAGAGAAGGGCTTCCGCAGCTGCCTGGCGCTCAGACGTTACAGGGAACCAACCTCGCACGATCTGCGGGGTCGGAATACCTGAACTATGAGTTCGGCTGGGCACCTCTTGTTCGCGGTGTTCGCGATTTCGCGAAAACCGTGGCGAAGTCAGACGAGATAATCAACGCTTACCAGCGTGATTCTAACGTTCTGCTTCACAGGAGGTATGACCTACTGAAGGATGAGAACACGGCGGTGTCAGCAGGAGGGTTTACCCTCTCACCAGCACCGTCCGGTTCTTTCACTTCAGTTTCAGGGACTGCAACCGTTACTTCCTTTCAAAGGAGGTGGTTCAGTGGTTGTTTCATCTACCACCTACCCACCGGTAACGGCGTAGCGGACAAATTCGCCCGCTACGGCAGCTATGCCAGGAAACTTCTTGGCATTGAATTGACTCCAGAGGTTCTCTGGAATCTCTCCCCCTGGTCCTGGGCCCTCGACTGGTACGGAAACATGGGAGATGTTCTCCACAATGTTTCTGCGATTGGTCGAGATGGCTTGGTGATGAAGTATGGTTACATCATGAACCATACTGGTTGGTCCGAGTCCTGGTCTTCAGACTACGGGCTAACCCGCGTTCAAACCGTCGAGAGAAAACGACGGATGTCCGCGACACCATATGGATTCGGCGTCAATCTGCAGGCTCTTTCAGCCAAACAGATCGCCATCCTGTCTGCACTTGGACTCTCCAGGTTGTAGACACCGCGGCGTGGGAACTTTCACCCACGTGTTTCGCCACGGTCCGGTTGTTCCGGATCCCTCAAGAAGAGAGACGCCACATGGCTTTTGCCGACCCTCAGAGCGTGACCATCAATGCTGTCGCGAACTCGTTGCCCAGGACCTCGTCCGGTGTGAACACCGGTGAGTTCCGAAAGGACGACGGGCTCGTGAAGCTGAGCGTGCAGCATTCCTACGGGAAGCGCACGCGGCGGGTAATCCGCCTGGATCACGCCAAGATCGCTGCCGACCCGCTCATGGCGTCGGTCAACGTTCGCCTCAACATGGCTGCCTACCTCGTGGTAGACGTGCCGGAGACGGGTTACACCGTCGCCGAGGCGAAGCAGATCGTGGACGCCCTCACGGCGTACCTGACTGCTTCTTCGGGAGCTCGTACCACCCAGCTTCTGGGTGGCGAGAGCTGATCGCTTAACAAACGATCAGAAACTTCTGAGGGGACATTGTGGCTATGGACTCTGCCAGCTTCTAATATTAGGAGCGACAGATGAAAAAGCACCTGATGTCTCTCTGGAGAGAGGCTGCTAATGAACTGGCAGCCTGGTGTCGCACTAGCGCCACTCTCGATTATAATAAACTCGAGAGTCGTGTCAAAGCGGAGGGGACGTCGTTTCTAACGATTTCCCTACCCCAATATGCCAAGGATTTTGAAAGGTCCTTGGATGCGGGCTCCATCTCTTCCAGTTCTTTCGCTGGATTCCAGCGGAAGAATGGTCTCCCCCTATTCTTAGGAGGTTTCCTGAAGAGAGTCTTTGACACGAGTGGTGTGCTACTCGATGACCCCGATGTGGATTCCATCTTCGCGATACGTCAGCTCACGCTGATGTTCAAGAAGATCGAGCTCCCTTGCAGTGATGCAAGGATAGCTCGCGCCATTAACGGGTACGTCGAGTGTGAGAAGGAACTGGCAGCGAGGAAGGATAGTACTCCCGAAGAACTGCTTCTGCAGTTTAAACGGGCTTCCATGCTGTTGTGGGCTGATGCTTTCTGTGAAGTGGATCGAAAGATCTACAACCATGAGCTCATCCCCAAACACGGTCCTGGGAAAACCGAGGACAGGCTTCTGGGAAACCAGAAATACAACCTGCCCGAGTGGACCCAGAGAATGGAAGATAGTTTACTCCCTTACGGTGAGTACGCTATCCCCAGTTGGCGTCATTATTACCAACTGGACCGTGTCCCGTTCCTCGAACCCGGAGCGGAGCGACCTGTGAAGGTCGTAACCGTTCCTAAGACGCTCAAGACTCCACGAATCATCGCGATCGAACCTACCTGCATGCAATACATGCAACAGGGGATCGCTCGCGCTCTGATAGAGGAAGTCGTAAAGCAGTGGCCATCCTCCGATGAGGAGGAGTTGGGTCACGTAGCTTTCGGCTTCGTCGGAACGAAAGATCAAGAGGTAAATCGCCTCTTGGCTCTCAAGGGCAGCCGTGATGGCAGCCTCGCCACGCTCGATTTGAGCGAAGCGTCCGAC